AGCATTTCCGCGACGGCGCACTGGGAGTCTACCAGGCGCCGAAGGGCTTTATATTCTTCCGAGGTCATCGCGCACCATAGCCCAAGAAAAAAAGTTGTCTATCGCCAACTTTCGGTGTTGACTCCAGCCAACTATACGGTAGAGTAAGGACGTGTATAACAGACACAACACTACCGCCAGCACCCATAAGGCGGAGGCAGAACATGCGGGGCACGGTATAGGTCTCACCGAAACAGACCTCCGGCAGCTGGCCGAGGAGATTGTGGCTCACCACCCCAGTCTCACCCAGCTAATCCTCAGTCTGCGGTTGCCACACGAGCCTGACCCGCTCGGCAGCCTCAACTGAGACAACAACCCTCGGCGGGCAACCGCCGGGGGTTCGTTGTTTCTGGCGTTGACTGCCGAAAGCAAGCATGGTGCCAAACGCCAACTTTCCGAGCGACAATTTAGCCGAGATCCCAACTCTGCGTCTGAGCATGCAAGCCGACACAGTAGACCAGCCGGTGCTGCCGTGGGGCGGCACCTCTGCGTATTGGCGAGCATCCAGAGTCGCTGATTTTCGCGGCACCTGGCATTTTTACGTCGACGACTCAAAATTTGCGGCCGTCTGGAAAAACCCGGACGCTATCCTCGCGACCGCGGCGCCAACCATAGTGGAGGTGAACTACTCGCTCTGCGACTCGACCCCTCTCTGGATGGGCATCGAGCGCATCGGGCGGAAGCGCTGGCTCTCGCGTTATTGGCAGAGTCGCGGTCGCCGGATCTTGGTCGACCTTCACGTGCCGGACAAATACGCACACATCAACCTATTAGGCGTCCCTCGAGGATGGCGCGCGTATGCGACCCGCGCGGCCGAGCGCAAAATTGCCGACCTAGAGTCCGAGCACATGCTAGCCATGGAGCACGCTGGAGCGACCGAGCCGTCAGATCTGACATTTGTTGTCTACGGTGGCAACAGCCGAGTCCGTGACTGGTGCCGTCGACGCTCAGCCGAGTGGGTGCTCTCCGCGCGGGCAACAGCCAAGTCGTGACAATCCGTCACGCATCAATCGGCACGACCTCTGCCTTGCGGATAACCGTCATTTGGCGGGCGCTCTCGCCAGGCAGGCGCAGACCGTAGCCCTCGCGGACGACTCTCACCCGATCGTCCGAGAAAACAGGCGCCTTCGATACCATCGTGGCGCCGCTAAAGTCGGCGCGGAGGCCCTCCTCATATAGTCTGCCGCCGCCCAAGGCCTCGAGGCGGTCGACGATAGACGATATACGCTCGTCAGTGCCCGGCAGCCGCTCGGTGCTAAGCGCTCCGGCCCACACGAGGAGGTCAGTAACCTCTGCGAGTCGCTCCGCACGCGTCATCTGGCTGACCGGCGTCGAGCCCACCGGCGGACCTAGTCCAGTCCGCCCTGATTGCCCGACGCCGCTGCCTTTGCCTCGTCCCATATGCCCGCGGCCGAGTCAACCGTTGACACTCCGTCAGGGGAGCATGCCTGTCCCCGTTGTCGACAACACCACAAGCGTCCTAGCGTGGGTGCGCGGAAAATACTACGCTTTCCAGCCTGCGCTCGCTGCCGGAAGCGACGCGGCGACCGGCTGGAATATCGCCAGCGGCGCTCTCCCTGACGGAGTCACGCTTAACTCTACGACCGGCCTCATTTCCGGCACGGTAGACACCGAGGCCGAGGGCTCCATCTGGGTCGCCCAGCTTCGGGCCAGCAACGCATCTGGAAACTCGGCGCCGGTCAGGCTGACGTTCGGCGTCGAATATCCGGAGGTCGAGGCCGACGGCGCCTTGCACGCGCTGTTTGACCTCGATTCCGGCATGATCGCCTTCCGCGGCCTCGATCAGGTCTCCGAAGACGGCCTAGCAATCGCGCACGTCAAGGGTCGCGACGAGTTTCCGCTCGCGATCCAGTTCGTTCGCAGGAAGACCGTCATCGACCTTCCCGTAGTCGGCATTACGGTCGGAGCCAAACGCTACGAGCCGGAGGCGCTCATCAACCTTCAGGCCAACAACGACGACATCGTCTACCTCGAGGGCGACGGCGAGACCGCTCGCTACGTCGTTTGGCTCGACCTGTCCGCCTCTGCGCTGGCCAACGCGCTGGCCGATGAGGAGTCCGATGACGGGACCGCGGTTGCTGTCCTTGCCGAGCTGCAGGTCGAATACCTAGTGGACATGGGCGAGGAAGAAGAACGCACCGCCAAACGCACCAGTTTGTCATTTTGGCTCATGGTGCATAGAGATCTGATCTGACCATGACTGACAAAATCCCAAGCCGGATGCACTTTCCTTACGCGCTCCGGGTAGCGCGCAGGGGCTTTGCAATTCGGCGACTCAGCTGGACCGACGTCTGGTGGGTTTGGCGTTTTGGCGTCATGATCCGCATCGAGACTGGCGAGCCTGACCGCGTCGTCACCTCGACCGACTACGAGTCCGAGGATCTACTGTCTTGGGATTGGACCACGCTTCCGGCAGGATGCGAAGCGCTCGACCAATCGCCCGACATGGCGGAGCTGCTGACCGTCCGGCCATACGATGGCCTGCCGACCTCCGCCGATCCGCTCGGCCGCAAATGTGACTTGCCGACCAAGGCGGAGACAATGGACGCGGTTGACTGGCCAACGCTGGCTCCGCCGAAGGTTGAGCGCCGCCGGGTCCAGTGGGCGCGACCGCCGTTTCCGCCTGCTCCGCCGCTACCGCAGAGTGACTGGCCGGTCAGCCAGTGGGACTTAAAAAAGCGCCGACGATTACCGCCCGGCGTGCAACCGCCGCCGCCGCCGCAGGCCGTTTCAGTGACGTGGCCGAACTTTATGTACCGCACCACGCAGGGCGGATCACTTAATTTTGTGCTTGGCAGCGCAAGCTGCCTGCCGTCGGGTCAGGGGCAAAGCATAACGGGGACATACGGACATTTTATTATCACCGGCGGACCCGCCGAAGCTGATTATGAAATTACGATCGGCCTCGCGAATAACGCAAACAGCCCGTCGAGCTTTACCTCTACGTGGTGGGAAGGCACGCGCGGCCCGTCCAATGACTGGTGGGCCTACGACGTCGACGGTTTGAACATATCTTACGAGGGCGGATCTGCGTCGATTCCGGCAGCGCTCCGCTACAGCCAAGTCGGAGGTGGCGCATCGGGCTGGATTGTCCGCAACATCTATTTTCCTGACGTCTGCGGCAGCTGATGAAGCGGCTCGACCCAAAACACGTCCGCGCAAAGTTCCGCGCACGAAAATCACGACCGCCTGCGGTGCTGGACCGCGCCGAGTCGGTGGAGCTAGGAGCCGTGGAGCAACGCGCGCGGGAAAACATGCGCACCGGCCAACGTCCGGCGGCGAGCGGCAGGCTGAGAGTCGACGCGCTGGTCTGCGTCGCCACGCGTGAGGTTGCCGGAGATCTGGCGCGGCTGATTCCGACGGCGCAATACCATATGCCGGAGCGGCCGCTCCATATCGTCTGTGACGCTGAGACTGGCAATTACGCACGCGCCATCTGCACTCCGCTCGGTCTCGACAACGTCATCGCTCACGAGTGGCTGACGGCCGAGTCTCTGGCCATGGCTACATCGAGGCTCCGTCGCGTCGTCGAGCACAGCGATTATTGGAAGCCCGCGCCACTCTGGTGGAAAATCGAAGGCCTCCGCAGGATCGTCCGACACTACAACGGCAACAAGGGCGTGCTCATGGTGGACTCGGATATCGTTTTTGCCGCGCCCGTCACCGACTCATTCGTCGGCGTGGATACCGTGCTATCTCCGTTCCACTGGCCGGACCCAAACCTCAAGGTGCAGCGGTCGCCGCAAGACAAGACTATGATCCCGATCGCCGAGCGCGACGGTTGGTATAACGCAGGCTACCTACTGACGCGCTCAAGCGCCGTCTGCGACGCGTGGCTAGACCTCTACGAGCGCGGAGTCGGCGGCTTTTACGAGCAGTGGATTCTCGGTCATCTGCCCGGCCTCTGCCGTCACGACATTTTCGGCACCGCGCATAACTGGGGCCAATGGAGGCGAGAGGTGCCGCGTGAGGACGTCGTCAGTCTACACATCCACGCCGCGACAAAACACAAGCCGCCCTTCGCGCTGGCGGTCCAGCAACGGGCCGACTTCGAGGCCGAGCGCGCCGTCACGGCTCTTGCGCGTTTTGCCAAATTCACCGGCAGCCTGCCAACGCTCAACGAATGATCTGGCGAAACCACAAAATCATTTTTTTGCATATCCCGCGGACCGGCGGCACCTCCCTGGAGATTGCGCTGTCAGGAGGCCGCGATCCGCTCGAGGTCGAGCAGGAAGAAGGCTACTGGCACAAGCACTTTGACGCGCTGCGCGCCGAGGCAATGTGGCCGGAGTTTGCCGCCCCTGACTATAGGGTCGTCGCCTTTGTTCGGCATCCGCTGGACTTGGTTGCATCGCAATATCTCCAGACGCGAGCAAATCCGAGCGCGATCGGCTTCAACGCATGGATCCGGCGATGTCTTGAGGGCGGATATCCACTCTACCCAGTATCTGCCGAGGTGGACGACTATATGTCAGAGCTAGTCCCGGCTGCATACTCGCGCACCTCCGCCGGAGACAGCCAACGCCGGTTTCTCGCGACTACCAGTAGGCGGGAAATCCACATCTACAGATTCGAGCGACTCCGCGCCTCAATCAAAGCCGTCTGCGATCTGGCCGGGATAGCGGCGCCCTCACCGATGCCCGACTCCGGAATCAGGCTGCCGGGCGAGTATCCCGGCATCCCGCGAGACAAGCGCGGCGTCCTGCGCTACCGCGCCATGTACGAGCGCGACACCAAAAAGGCCGTGACGCAGCGACTCGCCGACGACTTAGCACTCTGGCAAAGCGCTCTATGACCGCTGACACGCTCGCCGACGCTATATTGCAGCGCGATCTCGAAAACCTGACTAAACGGGTCGAGGAGGGCGGGCGCTTGACCAAGGCGGAACGCGAGCTGCTCGAGCGAGCGGCCGGGCGGACGGATGAGCCGCCACCAGACAAGCCCAAGGCGATGGCTGGATGGGCGAAAAATTACGCGGAACTGGCAGTGGTGCTAGGCGTCTCGCGCAGGAGCCTAGTGAGTTGGCGTAAGTGCTCAGACGCGCCCATCGCGCGGTCCGACGGCTCGCTTGATATTGCCGCATGGCAAGATTGGGTCCGAAAGCGCGAAGAGGGCCAAAAGACCACGCCGGACAACGACGAACTGAAGGCGAGAAAACTGCTGGCTGAGGTCGAAGACCGCGAATTGCGGGTTGCGATCAAGCGCGGGGATTTTATTCCAATTGAGCTAGTCGCCAACGAGTGGACCACGCGGGTGGGCAAAGCGGTTGCCTTGTTGCGCAACAAGTTTGAGAGCGAGCTGCCGCCGGTGCTTTCCGGCCTGGATGCGGCCGGTATCCAAGCGGAGTGTCGCAAGGCGATCGACGAGGTATTAACGCTATTGCACAACGACGATGCCAGCTAGGACTCTCGACCAGATCTGGCGCGATTGCTGGCGACCGCCCGACCGTCGTCCTCCCTGGGCGTGGGCCGAGGAGCACATCGCCTCGATACCATATTCGCCCGTGCCCGGCCGCTTCCGGGCCGATAACTCGCCATGGGTCAAGGAGCCACTGGAAGCGTTGGTAGATCCAAACGTCCGCGTGGTGTGTTTGATGGCGTCGGTTCAATCAAGCAAAACCACGATCGCCGAAGTGGGCCTCTGCTACATCATCGCCAATTTGCCCGGCCCGACGCTCTGGCTTGACCAGACGGACGAGGACGCCCGCGACCAGGCGGAGAGCCGGATGGGTCTATTGTTTGGCGAGTGCGAGGCCGTCACCTCACTCTACCCGGCTGACCGGCACAAGATCAAGACCGCCACCAAACAGTTCACCAACGGCATGACCTTGTGGGTTTTGGGCGCACATAACAAAACCAACCTTCAGCGCCGATCCATACGTTGGCTGATCGGCGACGAGTGCTGGCGCTGGCCGAGTGGCCACATGGCCGAAGCCGAAGCTCGGGTCACGGCGTTCGGCTGGCTGGGCAAATGCCTATTTATGTCCCAGGGTGGCATTGCGGACGACGACATGCACAAGCGTTTTTTGGTCACCGACCAACGCGAGTGGACGTTTGCCTGCCCAACATGCGAAGTGCGGCAGCCGTACAAGTGGAGCCAAGTCCAGTGGAGCCAAGACGCGCGCACTGACGACGGCTGGGACTACAACGCAGTCCGCGGATCAACCGCGCTGGTCTGCGAGTACTGCGGAGAGCGTTTCACTGACGACGATCGCACGCGCCGAAAACTTAACTCATCTGGCGCTTATGTCAGGCAAAACGAAAACGCGGCACCCGAAAACGTAGGTTTTCACTGGAACGCGTTGTGCGCGATGAGCTGGGGACGGCTCGCCGAACTCTATCTCCGCGCCAAAGCGGCCGCGCGTCTCGGTGACATCGAGCCGTTGCGGATCTTCTATCAGAAACGCCTCGGCCAGCCATGGGTGGAGGCATACGACGATTTCCGCGTCGACATCGAGCCGGGCCAGTTCGCTCTGGGCGATCAGTGGGAAAATGAGGCAGCCCTCGACCGATCCGGCCTCGTCTTGGCAGCTCCATACGAGCCAAGCATGGCATCCGCGCGGCTGCGTATTATCACGGTCGACTGCCAGATGGATCACTTGTTCGCGGTTGTCAGAAGCTGGGCCGCGGACGGTTCCTCGCGTTTACTCTGGCATGAGCGCATCCTGACCTTCACAGACGTCGACGATATGGCGCAAAAATACGACGTTCACCGGTCGCTTGTTTTCGTCGACGCCGGTCACGCCACCTATGAGGTGTACAAAGCCTGCGCGGCTAAGGGCTGGACGGCACTCATGGGCGATCGACGGCCGGTCTACAGTCACCGTCTGCCGTCGGGCCGTCAGGTCTACCGGTTCTACAGCCCAAAACGGAAAGTGGTTTTGACCAAGAGCCAAACCGCCAACGTCTTTTATTGGTCGAACCTCAACATCAAAGATGTCCTCGCCCGGCTGCGGCGCAACCAAGACTCGAGCCGCGGACCAACGTGGGAGGTCCCAGCCGACGCCGGAGAGGACTATCTGAAACAGCTGGAGAGCGAGCGCCGAGTAAAAAAAGCCGACCGCTGGATCTGGGAGCAGATCGGCGATCGCCCAAACCACTATTTTGACTGTGAGGCGATGCAAATCGTCGCTGCCTGTATGATCAAACTCGTGGGCCGAGACGCCAGCCCTGACGCGACAACAGAAACGGCCACAGATTGACACCCGAAAAAACATGCCATGGCCGAACGTCCCACTGCCCGAAAACCAATCCGCAAACCGGCCAAAGCGCCGACTGCCGCGCCCGCCAAAGCGCCGGCGCCAAAGCCACAAGCGGCACCTGCCTCCGCTTCAAAGCCCGCTGCTCCGACCGCGCGGACAGCATTGCCTGCAACGCCCCCTCAGCCTGCCGCCACGACCGAGACGCCGCCGAAAAGCCGCCTAATTGCTCGAATTGGCGCAATGCTAGGCGGCAAGGCAAACGACGGCCCAAAGCAGTTCCTCCAAGGTCGGCTGACCTACCTTGGCGTCCTGCTGACCGCCGCCGGAACCGTCGGCAAACTTTTTGGGTGGTACGTGCCGGTCGATGAGATCACAGGCGCTATTGACTTCGTGCAAGCACAATGGCCGGTCGTCATGGAGTTTGTCGGCATGGTCACGACGATTTATGGGCGCCTTCGTATTGGCAGACGATGACGCCGCACGAGCTACACGACCGAGTGAGTGACGGACTGGCGCTATCAGCCGGAGCGGTATTTGCCATGGCAGCCAGCGAGGTGGATCTGATCCTCAAGATTGTCGTGGGCTTACTGACCTGCGTTTTCCTTGGCCTCGGGATCTACATTCGAGTGACCGAAATCCGCGGGCATAACAAACCCAAAACCACGCGCCGCCGAAAAGCCGAATGAGAGCACAAGGTTTATTCATCGTCGGCTTCACAGTCGAGGAGGTCGTGGCTATTCAGGCCCGAGCCAAGGAGCTTGTCCTTGAGGGCAAGACGCTTATGTCGTGGGGCGAAAGCGGGTCCAGCGCCACCAAACAATTCACCATGCCGGTCGCCGACGTGCTGGCCGAATGCGCCTACGCTCTACCCGTTCTTGACCCGGAGACCTACGCGCCGCGCCGTTCCGTGGGTGTGTCGCGAATCGTTCACGTTCCTAAATAGCACCAACCTCAAAAATAACGGAAACTCGCGGTGCAACAAAACGCGCTGAACAGAAAAAAATAAACGATGGCCAACCCGCTCCAGAAACTACTCGCTGAGCTACTGCCCGGGCTGGCACCGGCCGCGTGGACCTCGAGCTATGATAACGCTCAGGTGAGTGTTCGTCGCGGCAGCATCCCGGGTGCGCCCATCCGCGACACAAGGCGTGATCTGACGCCGCAGACGCGCAAGGAGTTGGTCAGGCGCGCGCGTTATCTTGCCCGCAATTCTGGATTCGTGCGCGAGTTGGTGGCTAACATGGCAACATACGCAGTCGGCGACGGCATTCGCGCTCAAGCCCAAAGCGCCGATCCGCAGTGGAACGCTAACGCTGAGTCATACTTTCGCGAGTGGTCGACGCGGTGCGAAGTGACTGGCCGCTTTTCGTTCGACGAGGTGCAGGGCCTAGTCTGCCGCGCGATCGACGTCGACGGAGAAATCTTCGCCCTCAAGACACGCGACAGGTTTGGGCTGCCGTCGCTCCAGCTAATTGAGACTCACCGAGTCGGTGGAGACGAATACGCCGGTGATTTCATCGACGGTGTAAAGCTTGATAGCTACGGTGCTCCCGCCCTCTACCGAATCGTCGAGGACCAAGGTTACCGCGACATTCCGGCATCCTCGCTCCTACATATCCTCGAGCCGGAGTCCGCGTCGGCAGTGCGCGCCGCTCCCACTATCCAGCACTCAATCAACCACGTGGTCGATGAGATGGAGCTCCTCGCGCTCGAAAAGCACGCAGTGAAAGACAACGCGGACGTCACGCGCGTGCTGAAGAGCGAATCCGGCAAGCTGGAGGAAGGCACCGACTTCGAGTTCCGCGACGGATCGGAGCCGGTCGAGTCGTCGGATCCTGCCAGCCTGCAACAGATCACGGGCGGAAAGTTGGTCGCCCTAAAAATAGGCGAGTCGCTGGAGTCGTTCCAACCATCCCGACCAAGCCCGACCTTTACTGGATTCCTCGAGCACCTCCGCCGGGACTGCGCTCTTGGCGTCCTACCATACGAGTTTGCCGCCGATGCCTCTAAAATCGGCGGAGCAAATACACGGCTGATTATTGCCAAGGCCGACAGACGTTTCAGCCAGCGCCAGAACACGCTCATCCAGCGGTTGATTCGGCCGACGTGGTTTTACGTCATCGGTGACGCGATCAAAACCGGCGCCTTGCCCGCTATCGCGGACTGGTGGAAAATCTCCGCCGTGACGCCGAGGCGAGTGACTGCCGACGCAGGGCGCGAAGCCCAGCAAAACCGGGCCGACGTCGAGATGGGACTCAAAACGCTCTCGGACCACTATGAGGAGCTGGGCGCCGACTTTGGTGAGGAGGTCCGTCGGAGGGCGCGTGATATGAGGCTGGTGCTCGACGTAGCTGCCGAGTTTGGCGTGCCGCCCGCGTTGCTCTGGTCGCCAGCCGGACCGGCGACGACTCCGCCCGTCGGCTAGGCCCCAAATGCGAAAGCCGCACCCAAAGGCGCGGCTTTGCGTCCCGCTGTCGAAGCTCACGGGAGGGATGTGCTGGGAGCATACATTAGGCGCCGGCGCTGTCAAGCCTGTAGGTTGACGCCGCGCGCGTCACATGCTTGACCTCCTGACCAGCCACTCGACGTGGCTAATTTCGGCCGACGGGCTCGACTACCTGGCCGCCCGCGCATCGGCCTATCAACTCGGCCAGCTGCGCCAGGAAGAGCCGCCGAAAAACTCGCTGATAGATATCCGCGACGGCATCGCAGAGATCGCGATCCGCGGGACGCTGATGCGGAGGCCTGACGCTCTATCCAGCTGGCTCCTCGGAGCTACGGACACGGACGAGATCCTAGACGCCGTCGAGCAGGCAGAGATGGACGACGACGTCAGGGCTGTGCTCCTCGACATTGACTCTCCGGGCGGGTCGGTCGCTGGCATCCCGGAGATCGCCGACGCCGTCGCGGAGCTGGCCAAACACAAGAGCGTTTACGCGTGGACGGGCGGCAGGATGGCTTCGGCAGCCTATTGGATTGCATCGCAGGCTGACGCTATCTACGCATCGCCGTCTGCTCGCGTCGGATCAATCGGAGTCGTCATCCCGTTTTTGGACCGGAGCAAGGAGATGGAGAAGGCAGGGCTCCGGATGGAGGTTTTTGCGTCCGGCAAATATAAGGGCGCAGGCATCCCGGGCACGACTCTCACGGAAGAGCAACGCGCGATGCTCCAAGGCGACGTGGAGGAATTGTTCGGCGATTTCAAGGCCGCCGTGCTTGCTCGTGGCCGGAGAATCCCAGAGGAGGCGCTGCAAGGCCAGCTATTTTCGGCCCGCAAAGCCCAACAGCTCAACCTCGCGGGTATCGCCAAAAACAAAGACTCGGTCAGGAAGCGCGTTATGGCGTTCGCGTCGATGAATAGGTCCGTGCCGGTTGACATTAGCCGACCCACAAATCTCGCGACTATGACTCTCGAAGAACAACTCGCCGAAGCTACCGCTCGTCTGGCCGCCATCGAGGCGAACCAAGAAACGGTCGTTACTTTCCAGGCCGCCCTTGAGACCGAGCGGGCCGCATATCAATCCCAGCTCGCAGGCATCCTCGATCAGGTGACCGCGCTCGAGCAAACCGCCGCGACTCTCGCCGAGCGCAACGCTGCCCTCGAGGCTCAAGCTGCTGACATTGAGACGCGGATCGCTCTTCGCTCAGCTCAGATCGCCGCCGAATCGGGCTCAATTCTTCCGGTCGCCGTCACCGCAGCCGGTGACGAACAACCTCAGAAGCCCCTGACGGCTGCCGAAGTCTGGAACCGCCAATTCACCCAACGCTAACAATCTCACCACACTGACATATGTCCGTTCCCACCCTGCTTGATCTCGCCCGCGTCGACGCGGGCATCGCCTATCCCATCATCGAGGATAGTCTGAAATCCGCACCGGAACTGTCCGTCTTCCCGGCGGCCACCATCTCCGGCTCTACCATGGAGCTCACCGTGCGCACCGGCCTTCCCAGCGTCGCCTTCCGCGACGCCAACGAAGGTGTGGCTCGTAGCAAGTCGAGCTACGACACCAAGGTCTTTCAAACGCACATCCTCGATCACCAGATCGCCGTGGACAAGCAAGTCTTGACCGGCAGCAAAGATCCCGGCCGGTGGCTCCAAAATCACGCGACCGGCGCGATGGAGGCCGCGATGCGTTACATCGGCAGCCAAATCTACTACGGCACCGGCAACGACGCCAAAGGCTTCCCCGGCCTGCTCGCTCAGTATTCGGCCGACGCCGACCACGAGGTGAACGCCTCCGGCTCGAGCAACAAGTCGTCCGTGTGGATGGTCCGTCTCGGAGTCGAGACGATCGAGCTGCTTTTTGGCAACGACCAGACGCTCCGCCTCAACGACACCTGGGAAACCGAAACCGTCTACGACGCCAACAGCCAGCCTTACCAAGCGTGGACCAACTGGCTGACCGGCCGGGTCGGTCTCCGCCTCGCAAACCGCCACGCCGCGGTGCGGATCAAAAACCTCGCCGCGAGCACGCAGATCCTGACCGACGCGCTACTCTACAAAGCCTACTCTCAGTTCACGGAGTTTGGTTTTGAGCCGACCCACATTTTTATGAACGGGCGTTCGCTGGAACAACTCCGCAGCGGCCGGACCGCGACCAACCCGACCGGTGCCCCGGCGCCACTCCCGACCAACTGGGAAGGCATCCCGATCATCCGGACCGCATCCATCACGAACTCCGAAGCCTAACACCAATACCATGAGCCAGACTCTTAACGACGCCCAACTCACAAAGACGACCGCCCTCCCGGCGGCCAGCGCGACGGCTAACGGAGCGAGCATCGACCTCGGCACCACCAGCCTCGAGACCAACCTGTTCGACGTAGCGCTTAGCGTGCCCGCCACGCCCAGCCTGGTCGACACCAAACTCATCACCTTCACGCTCCAGGACTCGGCCGACAATAGCTCGTTCGCTCCGATCACCGGCCTGTCCACTCTCGTGGTGACCGGCACGGCATCCGGCGGACCGGCTACCGAGCGTATCGTGCGGCTCCCGCCCACGACTCGCCGGTATATCCGCGCCTCGGCCGCGGTCGAGTCTGGCGGCGGAAACAATACCGCCGTCAGCTTCACTCTGGCGCTCAATTTCTAAGTCTGTTTGTGTTTGGGCCCGGCCAGCGGAAACTGGTCGGGCCTTTTTTTCTAGCCTTGTTGCGCAACAAGCCAAGTTTTAAATGAGCCGGTATACTGAAATCGAAGCCGACTTGGCCGAGGTCCTTGCCGACATTGGCTTGTCCGTCACTTGGGATGGCGACGATTACGACGCCATGGTTAGCGAGCCCAGAGTAAATTTCGATTTACAGTCCGGCGGATTTTCGGCCGACGCGGATTTTTCAGTCAAGATCCGCCGAATGGACCTGCCCGCGGAAGGCGGACCGGCGCTCAAGGATATCATCACTATCCAAGGCGCGAGCTACGTCGTCCGCGGTATCACGGACGCTCCGTCTAGCCCTCTACTCGTCTACCACGTCGCCAGAAAATGAACGCCTCCGTCGAACTTGGTTTTAGGAATTGGCTCGACGACTTGGTCGAGACGCCAGTATTTACGGGCTCAAACGACGGCGAGGTCCCGGCCGACGCGCTCGCTATTATTATCAGCTGTCCGATGCTCGAGACGGTCGTGCTCCCGCTATACCGAGCAACGGTCGAGGTCGTGGTGCAGGGTCCGGCGAGCCACGAGCCGATCCAGGATTACCGAGACGTAGCGGCCGAGGTGCTCGACTACCTCCGCGCCCAGAGCCTTGGCGCACTGGCCGATGACCTACTGGCCGCGTCTGACTATTATTTCGGCGGCTTGTGGGTCGCGCAAAGTCAGGAGTCGGTCGAAGACGAGTATTGGCGTCATACTATAGAGCTACGGGTCGGCCTCAAGCGCGAACAGGACGGCACGCTCTGGCGTAACGGGCTGAGCGCCTACGAGATCGCCGTCGTGAATGGCTTCGACGGCACCGAGGAAGAGTGGCTTGAGTCGCTGGCTGGGCCGCCGGGCGCACCCGGCAGCGCCGGCGCACCCGGAGCACCCGGAGCACCCGGAGCGCCCGGAGCGCCGGGCGAGACGATTACTGCAATCACCGACAACGGCAACGGCACCCTGACCGTCACGACAAGCGCGACGAGTTACGGACCGTTCCCGTTGCTGAACGGTCCCGCCGGACCACAGGGCGACCCCGGGCCGCCGGGCGACGACGCTCTATGGAATTTCACAGGAGCCTACAACCCGGGGGCGGGTTATGCTGTCGGAGATGTCGCCACTTACGACGGCCAGACATGGTATAGGCTTGATTCGCACGGTGGCAACGTAGGGGATACTCCGGCGGAAGGACAATTCTGGACGTTACTGTCGGCCAAAGGCGCTCTCGGCGAATCCGCCTACGATATTGCGGTCGCGAACGGGTTTCTGGGCACCGAGGCGGCGTGGTTGGCATCATTGGTTGGCGCTGCCGGAAGTCAAGGTCCGGCAGGCCCAGCAGGTCCCGCCGGAGAGGCTGGCCCGCCCGGCGCCGCAGGCGCGCAAGGTCCCGCCGGAGCTACAGGCCCGGCGGGTCCGGCCGGTCCAAAGGGCGACACGGGCGACACCGGCCCAGCTGGCGCAACGGGAGCTACAGGCCCGGCAGGTCCGGCAGGCCCCGCTGGACCGACAGGCTTGACCGGAGCTACAGGCCCCGCAGGTCCAAACTCGGTCTCAACCTCGACCGGATCGACGATCACGGGGCTGATCAAGGGCGCGAGCGGAAACCTAGCTGCCGCCGTGGCCGGAACTGACTACGCTGCCGCCTCGCACAAGCACTTCCTGAGCGACAGTATGCCAGATTTGTGGGCGAATGGTGCTAATTTGGCATACCGCTATGCTCAGCAGGATTGGTATTTGCAGGCTGGCACGCAGACCATCCGTGTTTACAAAGATGGCTCGAACTGGAAACTCAACTTTGTAAATGATGATCCAGAAGATACACAAAACGTCACGATCACTGGCGGAACTGGTATTTATCCGTGGACGTCGCCCCAAAATTTCCGCGACGCAGGATGGACAGTAAGACCCGTGTTATTCGAGCTGCTGATTGACCAACTTGGCCCCCCAACAGACAACACAGACCTCAACGCCACTACATCGGCGCACGGGCTGCTTCCCAAACTTGGCGGCGGCACAACCAATTTCCTGCGAGCCGACGGAACATGGGCCGTCCCTCCCGGCGCACCGGCGCCGGTGAACATCGGCCTTTACACCGCCAACGACACCTGGACGAATCCCTCACCGAGCGTCCCAAAGCGGGTGTTTGTCCGGTTGGTCGGAGGCGGCGGAGGCGGGGGGAGCGGGCGTAAGGGCCCGGCTGGCGGTTTCCGGTGTGGTGGCGGAGGCGGTGCGGGTGGGTGCGTTGTTGAGTTTTGGAGCCTGACCACCGACTTGGGCTCGACGGTCTCGGTGACTATCGGGGCGGGCGGAACCGGCGGTGCGGCGGTCGCGACTAATAGCACCAACGGTGCCGCTGGCACGGCTGGAGGAGCCACTACATTCGGCGGCGGCACAGCTTCAGGAGGCCCGGGAGGTGGAGCCGGGACAGCTAGTAGCGGCACTGCCGGGTTCGGCGTTACTGGGGGCAATTTATTTGACGATGGCGTGTCCACCGGTAGTCATGGCGGGGCGGCAAGCACGTCGGGAGGCGTTGGGGCCAATGGCACTGGGACGGCGGGATCACTGCCGAGCGGGGGCGGCGCTGGCGGGGGCATCACTAGCACAAATACTAACTCCGCCGGAGGCTCGGGAGGTGCCGTAGGGTCTGCTGCCATTGGGTTGATTGCTGGCGGATCTGCTGGAGCAGCGGCGGGGAACGGAGGCGCAGGGAATGCTGGGCGCGGGGTAGGCACTGGTGGCGGCGGAGGTGGCGGTGGTGGGACCGGGAACGTAGGAGGAGGTAACGGAGGCGGATTCGGAGCCGGAGGTGGCGGCGGTGGCGGCATCCTGAATGACACCGCAGCCACTAACGCGGGCGGGAACGGTTCGCCCGGGTATGCACTCATCGTCACCTATCTATGAGACTAGCACATATTGAAAACGGAGAGGTCGTGAACGTATCGTTGGCGCCGGACGACTACGTCTTGCCCGACGACGGTAGCCAGATGCTGGAGGCTGATGCGTTGGCTGCCGGTTTGTTGCGTCGCGTGCGCCCCGGCGAAGCTCGCGAGCAAGCACGGCAGGCGCTTCGCGACCAGTGGGCCAGTCTCCCGGCCTGGATCCGTGGACCGTATCATGCCGCGTTTGTGTCCGTCGCGCAACTGCTCGACTCGAGCGAGGACGATGCCGCCGAGGCGCTTATCCGCCTCGCCCCGCCTATGCCCGGCTTCTCCCTTGACCAGCTAGGCGAATTTGCCGAACTGCGCGAGCAGTTGGCCGATGCGATCGCTGACCTGCCCGCAATTTGACACCTCCCTAAAAGCATGGCCGCCCACCTCGGAGTAACCACCAATTTTGGACTGACAAAACCGGCAGGCTCGTATGTTAGCGAGTCATCGCGTGAGGAGAGCATCGACGTTGCCACGGTCCGCAACGAGTCCGGCGTGACTGTCGTGGCGGTCCCCAAGCCTCTCATCACGCGGACCGTCAACATCAAGGGTAAGGGCGACGCGGACCTTGCCGGAGTTTCCGCCGGAGCATTTACCGCTGGGACTCTCCGTATCACCGAAGCCAAGCAGTCCGAGAGCAACGACGACTTCCCTGACTTCGAGATCACGGGAGTTGCCTACCTCGACATCGACTAACCATACGACCATGCCAGTAAATCTCAACGCCATCGGTATCCAGTCCATCGAGCTAACCCTCGCCGAGTCGGTCGAGCGGACGGCCAAGATTGAAACGGCCGCGGTCAACAACTACCTCGGCGGCTTCGGTCACGCAGCGACGTATGATCCGACGACGGATTTCTCGGTCTCTGGTCGCGGTGATCTCCCGGCCGGTCTGGCTGTCGGAGTCTCCGGCGACGGCATTGACGGCCTTTTCGCTGGCGGGACGACGATCGTCACGAGCGTGACCGAGTCCGAGCGCAACGACGACTTCAACTCGTGGGAGCTTAGCGGGACCAACTATCCGGGCGCCGATTGAGGACTGGCCAAAAAATCCACTTCGTCCGCGGCACCGATCATCCCGCGCGAGCAGGCGAGACCGGCATGGTCCTCGCCTTTCTCGTTTGCGGAGGAAAGCTAACGAGCGCGAAAGGTCTGGTCGACGTCGTCGAGGAAGTCGACGGGCGACCGCAGAGGTCGTTTAGCTGGTCGGTCGACGGCGGATGCGAAGTGACGTTCGCTCTTCCGTCAGGTGAGACCGAGTCGCTAGATTTCGGCGAGTTTCGCAAGCGGTGGGAAAGCGATGATTGGGTCAAGGCCAACGTCGACCATCCGCTGGCTTACCTCCGCGGCTACTCTGATGCTATGCTGGACGTGCAGGCCAAGCTCAGAGCTCAGAAGCCCTGCCTGTGTGTTCGGAAAGGCAGCCGGTTCGCCATCATTCCTCAAGACGCTGATCCGCAAAAAAAGGCTGAACTGCTCTCGCTCCTATGAAGAAAGACGACCGAAATCAAAACCTCGAGGCGGCATTCTGCGAGCCCGAAAAGCTCACGGTCGGGACGCTATGTCTCCGTCCCTTCTCGCTCGGCACCTTGAATCTCTGCCGCCAGCTCGGCCTGACGATGTTCCTGGATGACTCCGCGGAGCTGACCGACCAAGAAAAACAGCGCCAGATCGTAGCCTTCGCGTGGGCGCAATCCGCGCCACTTCGGGAGGTTATCTCCGCCGTCCGCAAAGGTTCTTGGCAGGAGGCCGTAGATGAGTTCGCGTTCGGCTTGGCTGTCAGTGATCTTCCGGCCTTGCTGGCCGAGATCCAGCGCATCGGCGAACTGGCCGGCGCCGCCAGTGTCGAGGTCGCGCCCAAGCCCGGATCCTCCGACGACGGCGCGCCGGGAAACTGATTGAGCCAGGGTGGACGGCCTCGATCGTCTTCACTCTGGCGCGAGAGACTGGCTGGCCCGAGGCCTTCCTCGTGTGGGAGCTGCCACTTCCGCGGGCGCTACAATATTATCACTGCGCTCTCCGGTCCGCACTTGCGTGGACCGTGCCGCCGAGCGAGCCTGCGCTGGATCAGCTCGCCCGGCTGGAGTCTCTCGTGGCTCTTGTGGAGGGCGCAGGCGACGATGATTGACTGCATCACAACATCATGGGCGCGAAAATCCGACTCAATAGCAAAACGTTTGCTGCTCAGCTTGCCCGGCTGGCGTCCCAGTCCAAACGGTCGTTTGCAGTCGTCCTTGCGGAGCAAATGAAAGGCTTTGTCCGCGAGGTCATATCCGTGACGCCGCCCGGCAAACCCACCCGCAAGGGCGAGTCCGGGCCGACGCCCAAGGCGCGCGGGACTCGCGCGGTCGCCAAGGACATTCGGCAGATCATGGTCGGCACGACGACCGAACGCCGCATCGAGGAAACGGACGTGGCGGCTGTGCACGCTAGGTTCCGGTCGTCCAAAGACGGGCGCACGAGGAAGCAACGAAACCGAGTCCGCGTGCCCGCTGCCATCCTCCGGCAGTATATCCGCGCAAAACAGGCGCACGTTGGAAAGCTCGCCGCAGGATGGAATGCCGCCGCGCGCAAGGTTGGCTACAAGCCCCCGACGTGGATCTCGCGACATGCCGGGCAGGGGCAGGTGCAGGTAAAAGCGTCAGGCGACCGGTTTCGCTTCCGGGCCACTAACGCGACCAGATACGCTTCGGACCAATACGGCCTCGAGCGCCGGATTCAGGTTGGCCTGTACGTGCAAGCCAACAGGATGAAGCGTAGGGTTGACTCCAAAATAGCAGAAGACGCAAAAAAAGCGGGTCTGACCGCCAAACCCTGACATGGCCGCAATCACCGCCGAATTATCCCTCGACGCCGCGCAATTTGCGAACGGTCTGAAGCGCGCCGACGCTTCGCTGAAGCGTTTTTCAACGCGGGCGACCGCTACTGGCAGGACAGCGCAAAGAGGCATGTTCGGCGGCTTCGGCCGTGCAGCAAATGAGGCCGGCGAACTAATCGCTGGCGCTCTGACGGGGCGCTCTCCGGCGACTTTGCTGCACCGACACTTTGACGAGCTGGGCAAGGTTTTGGGTCCAGCGCTTGTCGGCGGCCTAGCTGCCGTGGGCATTGGCCAGCAGGTGGTCGGGGCGGTCAAAAAGTCCATGGAGGCTGAGACCATGGCGATCTCCATGGAGGTATTGATCGGCGACGCCACCAAGGCCAAGCAGACGTTGGCCGACCTGCGCAAGATGGCGGCCGCGACGCCGTTTGAATTTCCGGATCTGGCCGACGCTACGAAGACCCTGCTAGGGTTTGGCGTCGCAAATGAAGACGTGCTGGGCACTCTGGGCACCATCTCGGACGTCGCTCAGGGCAACTCCGAGACCCTGAGTCGCCTAGCTCTCGTCTACGGTCAGATTTCGTCCACCGGCAGACTGATGGGGCAGGATTTGCTCCAGCTAATCAACGCTGGATTTAACCCGCTCACTGTCATCGCCGAGCAGACCGGCGAGTCCATGATCGAGCTGAAGAAGCGCATGGAGGCTGGGCAAGTTTCGTTCGCGGAAGTGCAAGCTGCGTTTGTCTCGGTCACGAGCGAGGGCGGGAGGTTTTATAAGATGAATCAGCGCCAGTCTCAGACCGCGTCTGGCCTGCTCTCGACTCTGGCGGACGCATGGGGTGAGGTGCAGATGGCTTTCGGCGCTCCGATCGTGGATACCATCGGGCCGTTTATCCAAGGGACAATCGACCTTGTCAAGGGTCTGCAAGACGAGGCCGCGGCCTTCGGGCGCGCGGTGGCTGAGGCCATGCTGGCAGCTCAGTCGGTCATGGCTGCGTTTACCGGCGCCGAGATGGGCCAGCTCGTCATGCAGAGCCTAACGCTCGCGTTTAAAACGTCTCTCAACATTTTCGCCAGAGGCTTCGTGGGCACCATTTCGGCGTCTCTGCAATATATGCGCGAGCAGTTTGTCGCTCTCGTCGCGTTCTTGTCGGTGCTTGCAAAGCCGGAATTTTGGTCGGCGATCGGCAAGGCGTTGACCGCTATGGTCAACGGCGTTGGCGCGCTACTGATGGACCTCATTGCCCGCGCGCTTGACGGGCTGTCGAGAGTGCCCGGCATCGGCGCGAAAGCCGCCGAAGGAGCTGCGATATTCCGGCAGGGCGCAACAGACCTGAGTCAGGCGGCGGGGGCGGCAGTTGGTCAGGGGCGCGACCTTATTTCGCCTGTCCTCGGCGAGACGGCCAGCCGACTTAGGGAGTCGGGCGATCGTTTGGTCGGCGCGTTTCGCGCAGGATTCGAAAACACGGCTGATATATTTGCGACGGATGCCGAAAAGGCCGCGCTCGCTGGTGCAGCCGCCAAGCTGGCCGCGAGCCGGGCCAAGCTTGAGGATGAGAAGGCTGCCAAGGCTGCGGCTGCCGCGGCAAAGGGCAAGGCGGCGCCGACGCCCACCGGCATTGCAGCCGCTGGTCAGGCAGCAACCCAAGGTCTCGGTCGTCCGGTCGGGCGGCTGGCGTCGGCGATCAATCTTATAATGGGCCGGAGCGCCAACGAGCTGATGTATGACGAGGCCAAAAAGCAGACCGCCCAGCAAGAGCAGATGAACAAGACTCTTAGTAACATCGACCGCAACACAAGACCGCGACCGGGCGCACCGGTGACCATCGGAGCTACATTCGGACGGCCATGAATTTTCAAACGACAGGATGGTCTGCATCGCGAGACGAGCGCGGCCTTATTAGCGTGCAGGTGCCTATGTTCGTAGACAGCTTGGCGGACACCATGACGGTCTCCGGCGGATCTCCGTATGGCTTGCCCGAGGTTGGTCGCCAGATCTCTCAGATCGAGGGCGCTGGCTACCAAGTCGTCATTACGTACGAGGGGTCCGAGGGCCAAGCGGCCGATGACGAGGAGGGCACCTATGAGTTCGACTCTTCGTTCAGGGAGGAGCCAATTGAGAGTCATCCGCAATGGCCGGTCATCAAAGCACGATTCGGCGGCTCGGTGCAGGACGACAAAGCGGTTTTTCCCGAGACCCTGCCGCGGGCTCAAATCTCCACCTATGGCCTGACTGGGAACGAGCCCGATGCTCAGGTAAAAAATCCGATGTTCGGCGTCCGGACATACCTCGCCCTCTATGTCGTGTTTCGGCGGACTTATGTCAGGCGTGCTTTTCCTCGCCATCTCCTCGACTCGGTCGGGACCACGCGCGAAAAGCTGCCGCGCGGGCTACCGACGCCCAAGGGCCGCAACTGGTTGGTCCAGCCGCCAAAAATCAGCAAGCGCGGTGACTCCTGGGAGATCGCTGAGGAGTGGACTCTATCCAAGCCTGGCGAAAAGTGGCCGCCTGCCATCTACCGCTATATCGCGCGATGATTGTCGACCTCCGAGACTTGATGGTGAAACCGGGCGACCCGGTTATGCCAGCGTGGCGTCGCCTATTGGACTGGGCCAAGCAGTTTCGGCTTTATTCCAGTAACGAGATTCGGCTGACCCGGACGCCGCAGGGCACGTATATCGTTGCCGAGCCATCCGGAGTATCATTTATCCATCCGTTCCGCGTAAGTATAACATCCAGCCAGGTCATCATCCGGCCGGGCGCGGTCGAGGACATCTATCCTCGGATCGGCGGCGTCGCCATTGACGCGAAGCCCGCGCCACAATTGCAGTTGGGCAAACCAAACGCTGAGGGTCGGTCGTGGGTTGCCCTTGAGGTGACGACCAAGGACGGCGTGATCGACCCGGAGGATAAAGGCGCGGTCGTCATCCGGCACGTATCGAGCCTTGCCCGGACGCGCGAGGAGGTCGGTATCCAGCCACTCGCTATGCTGGTATGGTCAGGGTCGACAGTGTCCGAAGTCCACCAGATCGTCCATCACTCGCTCGGTCATTACTACGTCCGGCCAACCGAGGGCCGAGGCGGGCGCCATTTGTTTTTCGCGGTATGACAAAAATCCCGGCCGCCGACTGGAACGCTCTCATCGACCAACTGGTACGCGACCAGGTGATCGGTGCGACCGTGCTCGAGCGTGGCGGGTGGAGGCATCCTTGGCAGACGACAGTGCAGTGGGACGGTGAGATGTCGGCCTTTGCCGCTCAGATCAAGCCTGGCTTCATAGGCGGCCTTGATCCTATCATCGCAACGGCCGGGAAATACGCTCCGGAAGCTACGCTCAAGCGGCTTGGCGTCTCACGCGCTAGGGTCCGATCCGAGCGCGTTGATGCCTACCTGACCGAGAGACCGCGCGTTCGACTCGACCAATGGCGAGCCATCGGGCGCGACGGCCAGCCTACCAGCCAGCGTGCGGTCAATGGTCGCGCGGTCGCCAGCTATGAGGCGGCGCCGCCTTTCCTTGTCGCGCAAGGTGCCGGGCAACCTCCGCAGGGAGACGAGGTTCCAAGGTCCGGACGGCTGGTCCGGGCGACGGAGATATTTTTGGTCAAAGCGCGATTCCAGACGACAACGCAGTGGACGTTCGGCCTTGGCGAGGATGGCACGCGGGCCAGCTTTGACTTGGCGTTTGCGCCACCACCGCCCGGAAGCGAGCGGGCCCGCATTGGCACTGAGAGGGCGACGACGCCGCCGACGCCGCCCGATCCGCTCGCTCAGCTGCTCACGGGCTACCAAGACACCGGGCAAGACAAACTTCCGCTCGCGACGGTCTATCTCCTCGGGCCAGAAAGCGCGTTTCCGGGTTACGATATCGGCCCGGACTGGACGCCGCACGTGCAGCATCACCTATTTTATAATTTGGCCTACGACGTCTCAGCGATTGCGCCTCTCGAGATCGACGCCGGAATTGGCATCCCGCGAGGGCTGGGGCTTGGCGTCGCCGATGCCACCATTGCCAACCTTGCCGGGCGCATCAATGACCTGAGCGATCAGCTGGCGGAATTTCTGGCAAACAACCGAGCCGAGGGTAAATTCTGGACGATATGACTGAGGCGGAAGAGGAGCCAGACACTTTCGGCCTCGACAAGGATGCGCGGCTCGAATCAAAGCGCCAAAAAGCAGCTAACGAGGCCCGCGACGTCGATCCGCTTGATCCGCCATTCCCGTATTTTGTGATGCCGTTTGCTCCGCCCCGGGAGCGTTGACACTACCAAAAAACCGACCGATGGAAGCCCTACTATACGCCAGCCTGACCAACCAGACCCTCTCTGAGACGCTCGGAGGGCCGGAATTTGACTGGCCAACCTTGACCGAGGGCGACAGCGTCAGGCTCGCTCTCCGGTTCGCCAACCGCATCGACGACGCGGACGTTGAGACCTATCCAGACGTCCAAACGGTAAGGTTGTCGATCGGCAGGATTGACTCTCGCCCAACCGGCGGGCAGTGGGCGCTAAAGCTTGGGGGCGGAAGCACGGTCGGCGGAACAAATACTACCGGCGCGCTTAGCTGGAATGCCACGGCGGCGCAGATCCAGACGGCGCTCGAAACGCTTATGGCTTCGCCGACGTTTGCCATCGCCGGTCAGGCCACCTTGCCAAACGCGGTCACCGTAACCGCTAAAGATGGCTCGTTTTTGATCGTGTTCAATAACACATCGGTGGGTCAGTGGGCGAATGATATTACGCTTACCGCTGGGCTCAATACGCTCGACCCTGTGTCATTTGTCCGGCACCGGTCGTGGTTGTCCAATACGCAACGCATCCACGAGATCCGGCTAACCCAGTCTCCACTGGCGTTCGCGGATAGTTGGGATTTTGTTGTTCCAGCTGCACCAAGTGTTTCCGTTGTTCGGGAGGGCGGTGAATCCGCGGGTGTGAGTTATAACGAGATCCAGCGCCTTGATGTGCCGCCTGCGTTTCGTGGCAGCTACTATCTCCAACGCACCGACACCAGTCGGAAGAGCGAGCTGCTATCTACGGCCGACGGCCCGGAGGAAATCGCTCTGGCACTTGGCAATCTCGCCGACGACGGAGGGCAGTTCGTGGTTACTAACCCGCTCAGTAATTCAGCCCACATTGAGTTCGCCGGATCCATGGGCGGCATTGATCAGGATCTGCTCGAGGTCCACGTCGCGACGGCTCCGCCGGGAGACACGACGGTGGAGATGAGCCTGGCTACGGCCTCAGTGTATCAGCTTTTCCGAACCGCATCGCTCGTAGAGGGCTTGGCGCTCGAGCTGGAGGTTACATACGAAGGTCCGGACGAGGAGATCCGGACGTGGTCATACAGGACGACGGTCAGTATGCAGCGGGAGCTTATCTCTGCGGGACTGGCTGCCGCGCAGAATATTGACTGGCTTCGGCCTCCGGGTCCGCGCGACTACGTGCCGTTTTCGCCGAATCAGGTCATCACTGGGAGCCAGCATTACGTTACTACGCTGGGGAACGGCGTGGACTCCGTCATTACCGTTGACCACAACCTCGACACCGAGGCTATTCATGTGACGATCCGGGAAAACATCCCGGGAGGCGAGCTCCTTCGCCTCGGGTCCGACTACACGGTCGTCATCGACGACGAGAATTCGGTCACGGTCACGTTTGTTGCTGGCTATCCTGCGCTGGCCGAATACGCGGCTGTGATTACTTCAGCCGGGCCGACGTCGGCGTTTGTTAACCACACTCACACCATCGGGCAAATTACCGACTTGCAAAGCATCCTCGACGGTCTCGGTGAGCGGCTAAGCGACCTCGAGGAGCTGGCGCCCGCCGGAGTCCTTGCGTCTCCGGAGGCTACGTCGGTCTCGTCCTCGTGGACGTTGCCCAAGGTCTTTGAGGTTTACCCGGCGCGCGAGCCGGTCACGGCCGACAGCATCCAAGCGCTCATCGACGGCGACGTGGCGCTGCCAAAGGCTGGAGGACTGCTGGCGGCGATCCACGACGCGTCGACCGAGAGCCTGACGGTGCCGCTTCCTGCACCGGCGAGTAACCTCATCGGGCGCGTGTTCACGAACAACACCGGGTCGACCGTCACACTGCCGGGCGGTCTTGGACGGCGCGGCGTTTCGCTCAAAGCGGGCGAGTTCGCTGCGTGCGATGGCCGGGTGTGGTATAAGGTTGAGCGATTTGGTGCGGAGTCGAGTTACTACCCGTCGGACTTCACGCGGGAGCTCTTTGCCTTGTTTGTAAACGAGCGCCAGTTCCGGCTCAAGACTGAGTTCAGTTTGCAGTTTGCCGTCGAGCTGGCAGTGCTCAAGAGCAACACGTCGTGCCAGTGGTCTCTCGAGATCCAGACTGGCACCGCGCCTCAGGACACGAGTCCCGGCACGACCGGCAGCAACCTCCAGAACGTGGTCTGGACCCCGACGCCCGTCTTAGCTCAACGGCTGATCCTGACGCCGGTTGCATGCCAGCACGTGTTCGGGCTGCGGGTCAAGCGCTCGCTCGTCGGTCTCACCGACACCATCACGCTCGACCAACTGCTCTACGGCGCGAGCATCGCCGGGACTGCTCCGGCGAGCGCCAATTTTGCGGTGCGGGCCCGACTTGTGCGCTTCGACACGGAAAACAGCCAAAGTGATCCGCGCGGATTCGTCGCGCTGAAAGGGCTTGGACTCACTAGCGAGCAGGCGGCGGAGTTCCCCGACATCGGCCGCGCGGTGATCCGTGCGTGACCATTTTGTTGACGCCGACAAAATGGGCCCAGGCCGATCGCTCGGCCCGAGCCAGAAATTTCCGGTTTCGAATACCGTTTCGCAGATGCTCTGCACGTTGTCCTCGATCTCGCTCGGGTCATCCATTCCGGTTTCGGTCACGCGGATGGCGTAGCTGGTGTCGGTGCCGCCAAAATCGATTTCGGCTTCTGGATATTCGGCGAGGATGGCCTTTTCGTATTCGGCTTCGAGGGCCTTGCGGACTTCGACGAATTGCTCGTCGGAGTAGGTGGCGGATGGGTCGATGCTTTCTTGGTCGTGGCTGATGGTGATTTTCATTTTCGTGGTTTGGTTAGTGTTGCTCTTAGTATGCTTTTTATTAAGGTCACTTTTTACGGAGAATCTGCATAATGGATGCGTTCTTCATGCCTCATCATACAGCGAAGTTGACTGGCGTCAACTTATTCTTCGGACAACCTGCTTGGAGGGGCTTGGAGCTGCCCGCCAGCGTACCAGTCAAGGAGCGTCTTTGGGTCGTGGCGCGTGTAGTTGGCGGCGCTTTTGATGTCCCAACCAAGATCCCGAATGCACCGCTCGACGAACTGCCGCCGGAGCGCCTGGTTGGGTTTGCTGCGATGGGCCTCGTAGGCTGGCCCGGCTGGCAAAAACTGGCGCAGCCAGGCTGCATGGCGGCGCTTGACCAGGTCGAATCGCTCATTGTCGGTGCCCTCGACGACGTGAGGGCCGGGGCCGGCGAGCAGCTCGGCAGCTAGGTCGGCGGCGATCGGGAGGCGCGCGAGGGCGGATGGGTTTTTGCCCTGCCAGCCCTCGTCCGCCGTCAGGCAAAAAAACCACTGGCCTCCTGACTGAACGAGCCAGTCCTGCCGCGCGGCTACCGCCTCGGACGACCGCAGTCCGATATCTCGAAGCATGAGGTGCGCGCGCCAGAGACGCGGCTCGAGGTCTTTAGAAGCCGCAACGATCGCCGCCATTGCGTCGTCCGGCAGTGGGCGGTAGTCTGGCCGTCGTGACCGCGGCAGCTCGGCGCGCCGAAACCCGGCGATGGATGGCGGGATGGTCCACTGACTGAGCCAGCGCCGGTGCCTTGGGCCGAACATCGACCGCGCTGCCAGCAGGCACGTCCTTTGGCTGTACGGCGTCGTGGTGGCCGCGGCGCAATAGCGGTAGACGACGTCCTCGTCGAGCCGGTCGAGGCGGTGCTTGGCCGGGTCCAGACCTGCGAGCGTGGCGACCTTGATTAAGGAGCGGGCGTAGTTGCGGGCGGTCGAGGGCCGGTCGGACTGAGCTTGGAACGCCGCGGCAAACTCCGCGATGGTCGGAGTCGGCTTGCCTCGTGGTCCCGGCCCGGCTGGCGTCCACTCGCGTCCTTGGTCATAGAGTCGCTGGATCACGAGCGCCGCCCTGCGCCGTGCCTCGCCCAGGTCGTCGGTCCGGAGACTCCGGCGGGCCGGAGGGCGGTCTGGCATGTTGAGTCTGAGCCATAGGTTGGCCGAGTCGCTGCGTCGGCAGAGGTCGGCGCTCTGGCGCACCTTCTGGCCGCCGACGTGGACGGTCACGGTCACGGTCTCGACATGGGTCACGAGCCCAGACTGTGCTCGTTTTGTGCTCGAGGCAAGGGCCAAAATCGGCCAAAATCGGACAAAATCGCCCGATGCGCGGAAGCTTCCGCTTGCCGATCCGGCCTTCAGGATCTAGTGGGGAGACCCGTGGAGGTTCGAATCCTCTCGAGAGCACTCCCTCTGCATGAGGGACTTACGCCGACAGCACATCACCGGCCGCGCAGGCTGTGCTTGTTTTGTGCTCGTCCCGCGGGTCGACGTCGCCCAAATCCGGTGCGTCGCCGGTCTGGCCTAGAGGGCTGTCGTAGCCCATCCAGTCGCAGAACTGCAAGAGCAGCCGCCTGAGTTCTGGGTCGCGCATCGCCTCCGCGAGCAGGAATGTCATCCGGTTCAGCAGGTCGCCGTCCGGGCTGGCGCTCCACTCGCCGACGTGAGACAGCGGCAGGCCGCCGTCTCCGAGCAGCTCGGCATGCAGGTCGGGCGGTACGGTGTCACGCAGCCACGCGCCGAGCAGCTCGGCGCGGATGTCTGCCGGGGCGTGCTCGAGGTAGGCCGCTGTGTGTTGAGGCAACACGGGGGCCTTCCCGTTCATGTGCCGCGACACCGTCGGTCGCTGTATGCCTGTCCGGTCGGCGATTTCGACAGTGGACTCGGCCTCGGCCCACTTCCTGAGGACTAGTGCAGTGTTCATCGGTCAACGTAGCGTGCAAATTTTGCACGGCAAAACAAATTTTACAAAGCCGCTTGTAATTTGATTGCACGTGTAAATAGTAATTACATGGACCAAGTGGCACCTACGGACGAACGGTCGGAGGCCCTCATGAGGGCGCTCCGGGAACATGCGGCGCTTGCCGCCTCTGCGAGCAAGCGGGCCAAGACGCCAGCCGCGAGAATTGCCCACGCTGAAGTCGAGGGAGTCCTCCTTGATTTCGTCGACCAGATCAAGGCGCAGGAGGTGCCGGCGTGAGTGCTCCGATCAAAGAGAGCCTGTGGACCATGCGGTGGCTAGCCGCCAACCGGTGGGATGACAGCGGTACCCGGGAGGAATTCCTCCGGTTGCTCAACGAAGCGCTGGGCGACAGCCCTGACGCGGCAGAGGAGGCGCCGTTTCGGCTCTCGCCGCTCTTTCCCGGACCCGATTTTCCCGTGATCGGTCGGCCGCTGATGGTCGACCAGATCCGGCGCTACGTAAGAGCCAGCCAACCGACCTGGGCGGCTGGGATCACCATTCACCACATGGCCTTCCCTTCGCTGGCTCAGCGACCGCAAGGGCTGCTGGAACAGCACATCCGCAACCTGCGGAGCTACTATATGGGGTTGGGCTGGTCGGCCGGTCCTCATTTCTTTATCGACGAGGATCAAGCGTGGGCTTTTTCGCCCCTTGCCAAGCCGGGAGTCCACGCCAAGAGCTTCAACCGCACCCACATCGGGATAGAGATGCTGGGCGACTACGACCGTGAGGATCCGTGGGCGGGGCGCGGCTTGCAGGTGCTGACCAATACCGGGCTGGTCGTCGGCGAGATCCTCCGCGGCCTAAATCTGCCCAAGGATGCGGTCAACTTCCACCGCGACGACCCGAAGACTTCCAAATCCTGCCCCGGCAGCAGGATCGAAAAGTCGCAATTCCTGAAACTCGTCAAATGATGGACCTCGAGATCACCGTCCCCATGGATGACCCTCGCGCTCTCGCGCGGCTGGTCGTGCATTTGCCCAGCGTCGTGCTGAGCGCCAGTCAGGTCGCGACGGCCTTTGGCATCGCTCTCGGCGTCGTCCTCGACGACATCGCTGACGGCAGGCTCCCGGCCAGAAAAGGCCTCAAAAGCTGGTCCGTCACCGCCCGTGACGCCGCGCAGCTGTATGTCGTGCGGCCTATGCGGCAAGACCCTGCGATTAACCAAATCACGGAGGGAGTCTAATCGAACCTGGATACTATCCTTTGCTTTCCGGGCAGCAGGATCGCAAAGGATCAATTTCAAAACTAAGTAACATGGAAATTAAATCACACGTAAGCAACGAGAGGCGCTGGCTTCTGCGTATGTGCGCAACCAGCCCGGATGTCTTACTGACACTTGAGGAGGTTGGCACGGCCTTTGGCCGCACCGCAGAATCCGTCAACCTCGACGGCCTTTTTGGCAGATTACCGGTCGCCTATTATATGGGAGCGATGCTGGTCAAAGGCGGAGACGCCCTCACCTACTATCACGGCTATAACCAACCCCTGACCGCCGAATAAATGGAACCCGGTTACTACCCACTCCTCAGCGAGGAGGAGCACCATCGCCTCCCGTATCTTAGCAAGAGCGGAATCAAGCGCCTCCTCGTTTCCCCGCTGGAGTATTGGCTCCACAGCCCGGACAACTACGATCCGTCGGCCGAAAAGCCAACCAAGGACATGGTGCTTGGCTCGGCCCGGCATTGTATGCTCCTTGAGGGCGACGTGGTATTCGAGCGCCGCTACGGTATACGGCCTTGCCCGGAAACTCATCCGGCTGCTTTGCGCACTGTCGACGATATTCGGCAATGGCTAAAGTCCCAGGGCGTGACGCCGGTCGGCACTGCCAAGGCCAGCCTGGTCGAGCAGGCGAAGACGGTCAATCCCGCCGTCGAGATCCTCGACGAGCTCATTGCCGCGGCCGAGGAAAGCGGCCGAACCATGCTGCCGCTCGAGGACTGGCGCAGCGTCGACAAAAGCCGCGGTGTATTTAACGCTCTGGCGGGCCGACTTGGCAAGGGCCTCGGCGAAGTGACCGTCATTTGGGACGATCCGGCGCTTGGATGTCGGTGTAAAGCGCGGCTCGATTGGATCGGTCTCAGCCCAGACGGCCATGCGAGAATCGTCGAGCTAAAAGATTTTGCCCACCAAGGTCGCAAATGCAGCCTCAAAAGCCGGACAGATCAGATTTTTGCGCACGAGCGGCACGACATCGACATGATGTTCCAATACCGGGCGTGGAAGCATGCCCCGGGCGTCGTCTACGGAGCGACCAACGGCGAGACCAGGCTAATCAATGAGGTGAGGCTGCAACTGCCTCAATATTTGCCGCAGAGCCATCCGGAGATGCTTGTCTTATATTGTCGGAAGGATTCCGACATCCCGGAGTTTGTCATTCGGTCGGCATGGTTGGCCGACCAAGGCGGCTCCCTGACCGACATGGGCCAGACCGCGTGGGCCAGTATCCTGAGGGCGGCGGACGCTTACAACCAGTTCCGTGCTTCGCACGCTTTCGGCCAGCCATGGCATTCCGGCTGGGAGATCGTGCCAGTGGAGTTCGAGGAAACCAGCCTTCGTTTTGCCTAATTATATGAGCACGTTCAAAATCCACGACGCGGTGCGAAAAAGCGCGCCAATCACCGCAGCTTTTATCGGGCCAAGCGGCTCCGGAAAGACCTATTCGGCCCTCCTGTTTGCGCGCGGCCTTGTCGGTCCGGGCGGCCGGATCGGCGTGATTGACACCGAGGGGCGGCGGTCTCTGATCTATGCCGACGACCCGAAGATCGGCGGCTACCGGCACCTCGAGATGGGCGCGCCGTATACGCCGGAGCGCTGCATCGAGGCGCTTGATGCGGCGGTTGCCGACGGATGGCAGGCTATCGTTTTTGACTCCGCCAGTCTCGAGCACGACGGCGAGGGCGGGTTGCTGGATCTGGCCGAGCAGGAGGTTGAGCGGTTGGAGGCTGATGCCGCCAAGCGCGGCCGAGACAATAGGGCCGTGAGCCAGCAAAAGTGGACTCAGCCGAAGCTCCGTCATCGTCGGTTTCTCAATCACGCTGTCGGTTTGCCTGCCCACGTCATTATGACGTTCCGGCAGGTGCTCACGACCGATTTTTCGGCCAAGCCTCCGGTCACAGTGTTGAGTGAAGTGTGTGAAAAAAACACCAAGTTCTCGCTCGAGCTACACGCTACGTTTGCGGCCGACCATATCGCGACCTGGACGCGCGTGCCGGAGCCTTTTCGGCGGCACCTTCCTCAGGGCCAACGTATCACGACGGCGATGGGTGCGGCTCTGTCGGGTGCGGTCGCGCCGCAGGTCGCGCCTGTCACGCGCGCCGCCGAGCCTGCACCGGTGCCGACGCCCGGAAGCCCGGCTTCGCCAAAAATGAGAGAGGCGGTAATGGCTTGGATGGAGGCTAACGGCGTCACCGAGGGCGATCTGAGCGACGCCTTGGCGCGGATGGGCAAGACGCTCGCCGCCGATTGGCGGACTTCGATGAGTCTGGCTCAGTGTCAGTGGATTTTGAGCGATGCTGGCAAGGCCAAATTGCTCACCCTCATCGACGCAATGGATCGAGAGCAACTTCTCTGATATGAAAAACAAAATCGAAGAAATTGAGTGGGTTGCAGTCCGCCAAGGGCTGCCAGACGACGAGCAACGTGTTCTCGTCCACGACGACTCGGACGACGTCTGTATGGGCTACCATGACGGCACCGCCTGGTGGGCCTATACCGAGGACGGCGTCCGAAACATCAGCCTTGATGGGGTAACGGTGCTCCACTGGGCTAACGTGGAGGGACCACTGCCATGAGACATTACGTTGAGGCGGAGGTGGCGCTGGAGCGCGACGACGAGACTCTAAGCGTGGTGGCCTCAGGTCACTACGTCCCGGGCAATCCCGGCCGTCCTAATACGTGGGACGGTGACGGCTTTGCGGGCTGGGAGGCATTCGTTGAGGACGTCCGGGCTGAGGGGCTGGACGGCGTCGTCGTCGATCTCGACGAGTGGGAACTAGAGCTGTGCGAAGCCGCCCTGCTCGAGGCCGCCGAGGAGGAGGAATACTATGACTAGAGTCTCAGTGACTATACCCGGTCCGCCGACGCCGCAAAAACGGCACCGACACGTCGTGGTCGGTCACTCGGTCCGGACCTACGATCCGTCCGCGCGCGACAAGGCCGCTTTCCTCGCCGAGGTTGAGGCTCGGACCGCGGCTCGGCTCCTCGAGGGCCCGCTGGCTGTCAGGATTGAATGCTGGTTCCCGCGGCCCGCAAGCCACCTCCGCAAGGATGGAGGCTTGGCCAAATCGGCGCCCATCTGGCACACCCAGAGACCGGACGCCGACAACCTCGGGAAGTTCGTTTTGGACGCCCTCAACGGCGTCCTATGGGCCGACGACAGTCAGGTCGTCGAGCTGACCGTCGCCAAAGAGTGGACTTTTTTGGCACCCCCTCACACACACATTAACATTTATCAACTATGAACACTAATCAATGGGGCCACGTCCCCGAAAACATTCCACCAGTGCAACTCGAGCTGCTTACCCAGACCCGACTCAAGGGGCTGCTGTTTTCTGCCGAGTATATTGGTCACGCCAAGTCCTTTGTGGAGGCCCATCAACTTCGAGAGGTTACGCTGTCATTTGTCGGGCCATCTGGGAAGCGCACGACTATCATTGCCGAGGCCGGCCAACTTACGACCTACACGTCATGAAGATTAACCTCTATATTCGGGATTTTGCTTGGGCGCATACTGCCATTTGCGACGTCGACATCGCCCTGATCGACGGCCGTCTCGCCCTGTCTCGCGACGAGTGGCGCGACTTTCACCGGTTGCTCTGGGTTGCGGCCGAGGAGGATTATGAGCCGTCTAGGGAGGATGTGATCCTCCTTGAAGATCTGCTTGACCGGATCGAACCAGGCTGGAGCCGCTACGACCGCTGATCATGAGCGTAAAGACACCTATCCACAAACGGCGCCGGATCTGGCGCGACTACCGAGACAAGCGGTGGCTGGCCGTGCCTAAAAATGGCGCGAGGCAGATATTTCTGGACTCGACGTATGGCGGGCCGGATGCCGCGCTTGAGGCCGCGATTGCCTACCGGGACGCTTGCGACGGACCGCCCGAGGTGGGGCTGGTCAATCCGAATAGGTATAAAGGGACGACTACTGGCTATGCCGTCCTGATTAACCGTAAGGAGCGGTATGTTTTGGAGTATTTTGGCGTCCGGAAGCATAAAAGTCTCGAGGCCGCGCGCTTGGCGGCCGAGGAGTTTCGCGACCGGTCTCTAGCTGCGTTCGAATGAACTGGATCAACATTCCTATCACGTTCTTCATGTCGGAGGAGTTCCGCGGGTGCGAGCCGGTGGATCGGGCAACGTGGCTGAGTCTCAACGCCTACTGCCACAGCCAAGAAAACGGAGGCGTCATTCGGGAAGCTATTGGCTGGGCTGACCGCAAGTGGCAGCAGGTCGCCGCTGTGACGCTGGTGGAAGTCCTGCGGGAGTGTGATCTCTGGCACTGGGACGAGGATGGGAATCTGCACGTCCATGGCTATCCGACAGACAAAGAGGCGGAAATTCGGCGCTTGCGGTCGATCGGTCAGTCATCAAGCGACGCAAAGGCGGCGGCGGCTCGCCAGAATGGGAGGGCTGGCGGCAGGCCAAAAAACCCAACGGAAAACCCAACGGAAAACCCAACGGAAAACCCAACGGAAAACCCAACGGAAACCCACGAAAAACCCATAGAAAGGAAAGGAAGGGAAAGGAAAGGAAGGGAAGAGCCTCCGCCCCTTTGGGCGGTAGAGAAGGATTTGGCGCGTGCGATGGCGGACCTGATTTCCTTCGAGCAGAAAGAAGCGCATTACTTTTGGCCTCCCCCCGATCGCCGGAAAACGCTCAAAACGAAATTTCGGCCCGCATACGAAGCGCTGCGGGCTCGGATCGCAGACCTCGAAGCCCTAAAGCTCTTCGCCAAATGAACGCCTACGAACTAACGCAGCGCCAACGAGAGGCAGAATACCGGGCCGCCTACGCTGAGTGGGTCGCCGGCCTGACCGCCGACGAGGTCGACGAGCTGCATCGACTTGGCCTTGACCGGCCGAGCGTGCCAGCGAACGGCGTCGGCCTGCCTGGTGGCGATCCGGCCGACTCACCGGCGGCCAGGTGCGCGCCTGACGACCTCGAGCCGGAGATGGAGGCGGAGACCTACCACGATATCCTTCGGCGGCTTGTCGGCGAGCTGCTCGCCCAGGACAACACGCGCCTCTCGCTCGAGTGCCTGGCGCTCGCTACCGGACTGGCCTACCTGGGCGACTCGATGACCGTCATCGCCAAGCGCCACGGCGTAACAAGGGCGGCCGTCTCGAAGCGGTGCGTGGAGCTCACCCGGGCGCTCAACCTTCAACCGAGCCGCGCGATGCGGTCGGTAGCGGCTCGCCGCAGCTACAGCGCCGCCCGCCATCGTCACCTCAACCCTGAGCGTTGACACCTTAGGCAAATCATGCTGCCGGTCATGCTGCCAAGAAAAGTGTCCATATCCCGGACCGGGATGGCTGTCTCGGAGGATCTCACCTTCGAGGAGTGGGCCAGTCTCGGCCCGATGCTCTCGGAGGCCGCGCAATCGGTCGCCTTCGTCATCGGCGACTGGCTCCTCTACGGCGAGGACCATTTCCGCGGACAAAATAGGCTGTCCGGCATGGAGCGCCTTCAGATCCGGTCGCGCGAAGTGTCGCCGGACCTCTACGACGAGGCCGTCCGCCAGACTCGGCTCGACCGCTCGACCCTCCTAGTCTACGCTCACGTCTCTAGGCGAGTGCCATCCTTGTTGCGCAACAAGGACCTGTCTTGGGAACATCACAAGATCGTCGCGAAGCTCCCGCCCGCGGACCAACAACGCTGGCTGCGCATCGCCGCCGACGCTCAGTCTAGCGGCGCGCCTATTTCCACCCGCGCGCTTCGCCGGTCAGTCAACGCCGGACGAATGCTGGCCGCGGAAGAGCTGACCGTGCCCGACAATGACAAGGGCGTCGAGAACCACATTCCCTTCGTAAACCGCTTGGTCGGCTGGTGGGCTAGGATGAGGGAAGCAGGCTGGCTGGATGACGCCACGCGCGAGCAACGCGCCGCTTTGAGGCGCGATCTCAAGCCAATCATCGATATCTACAACGAATTATGAACCCTGACGACATCCACGCCAAGATCCTCGATCACATCGCCGAACTTCTCTCGGCTCACTGGCAGACGGCAGAATCCAGCGCTGACGACCAAGGCCGCTTTGGTTTGTCCTTCGCGGTCAAGGTCCAAGCAGGCAACCCGGTTAAGCTCAAGGTCCAGAGTCGCGTTACCTCAAGCGTGAGCGACTCCATTGAGTCTGCGATCCACACCACCGAGCCCACTTGAGCGAATCACTCCACAGAGACGCATCCGCGGAGACCACGGACCAGATGCGCGGCCGCCTAGCCAAACTCGAGGCCGAGCTGGCCCGCGAGCGAGCCAAGCGCGTTGATGTCGTCGAAGCCCTCGAGCGACTGCGGGCGAGCAAGGTCAAGGCCGCGCCAAGACCGGCCCGGGCCAAGCTGACGGGTGACCGCGTCGAGGTCATCACCGGCGACTGGCATGGCAATAAGGTCGACGCCACGGCCTTCGCGGCTTTCCTTGGCGATCTCAAGACGCTCCGTCCTGACCGGCTATTCCTGGGCGGCGACATCCTTGACTGCGGAGGCTTCCTCGCCGAGCACCACGCGCTTGGATATGTGGCGGACTCGGCGGACAGCTATGAGGACGACGTCGCAGCGGCCAACCAGCTACTCGACGCAGCCCAAGAGGCTTCCGGCGGGGCCGAAACTCACTACCTCGAGGGTAATCACGAGTGGCGGGTCGAGAGGTGGGCGCTCAGCCAAAAGCTGAGCCATGCCAAGGACGTCGACCTCCTCAGAAGGACGTTTTGTGCTGAATTTGTCCTCCGGCTGGCTCAGCGCGGGATTACCTACTATCGCTCCGGCGAAGTCCACGGCCAGTGCTCGACGCCGGGTTGGGTCCACCTCGACGGCCTACACTACGTTCACCGGGTCGGCAAAAACGCCAAGGCCGTCCTCGAGCGAGTGGCGGCGAACGTGGTCTACTTTGACACGCACCGCGCCGACTACTTGCCCTTGAGAAAAGTAGGCACCGGCCACATAGGCGCCTGGAACCCGGGCTGTCTCTGCCGTTTTCAGCCTTTGTATTGCCAGCAGAGACCGACCGACTGGACCCATGGCTACCTAGTCAGGTTCATCTCGCGCACCGGCGCATGGCAAATGATCAACATTCCGATCCAAGACGGCGCTTCTTTCGGTGCCAGTATTTTCCGACGCTAACATGAGCCGAAAACGCCCAGACTCACAACTTGCCTCCGACGCGACTTACGACGTAGACGCAGTGCCGCCCGGGTGGCGCAGTCTCCGCCAGATCGCGGCCGACGAGGGCTACTCTCGCGCCCACACTGGAGCGCTCATGTCGCGATGCGTCGACGCCGGAACGTGGCAACGGCGGGATTTCCGGGTCGTCATTCACGGCACTCGACGTGTCGTGCCGCATTATCGCCGGACGCCCGACGCCCCATAGTGTTCAGGTGAATGAGCAGGCCCGAAAAAAGAATTTTCACAAAATTCGCGGATGGGCGCGAAGCCCCAAGCCGCGTCTGTCCCCCACCAAAAAGATTCCTTGTCACGGGCCCGAAAATGCCCCTAAAACCGCTCCAAACAACAAAGTAATACCCCGATGCCAGAAAGCCCTAACCTCGCCCAAAAAGGCCTTGTAGCTCCATGATGCACCGAGACTCTAATTTCCTCCATTGGCTGGCGTGGGTGCTGACCCTAACGCTGATCTCCTGGGCCTGCGTCGTCGCGGGCTGGCAGATCTGGGAATTCGCCAACTGGGCCGCCGAACAAACACTCGCAGAGTGATCAAATGAACAAACCTATCAAAATCAAACTCGACGTCACAAAGCTGGACAAATCAGCGTTCTTTCGCTCTGACAAGGGCAACATTTACGTCGACCTCGTGGCATGGCCAGTCAAGGAAAGCAAATTCGGCGAGACTCATATTGTGAGGCAGGATTTTGGCCAAGATGACGAGCGCGGCAAGGTGGCCGCTATCGCCGGACGACTCACCCTACCAGACGCGCCACTTCCCACCGCGTCAGGCATCGAGCGACTGACGCCGCCCCAGCCAGACACGGAGGAAGACATCCCGTTTTGACCGCCATGACCGCCCCCACAGACGACTCTCTCTACACCTACCGCGCCGTGGTGCGAGGCAACTACGACGGCGACACCGTGAGGGTGGACGTCGACCTCGGTCTCGGCATCTGGCACAAGGGCCCGGCAGGCAAGGGTGTGGCCCTCCGGCTGCTCGGCGTGGACGCGCCGGAGATCCGGAGCGCGGATGCCGAGCTCAAGGCCAAAGCAAAAACCGCTCAGCGCGCGCTGAACAAGCTAATCCCGCCGGGCAGCCAAATCACGATCCGCACG